CGAGGAAACGACCTTGAAAAATGCATTGAAGACGAAGACGAAAGCCATCTCCCGCGTACCGCAGAACCGCGAAGACGCCATTTTTGCAGTCGGCCGGATCGGTGTCTTGCGCCGCGCCATCGCCGCGCAGAAGGCGCTGGCTGACGAAGCTATCCGCCTTGTCGGTGAGAAGTTCGAAGCCGACACAGCGGAGATGCTGGAGGAACTCGCCGAACATGAGCGCGGCGTGCAAACCTTCTGCGAAGCGAACCGCCTTGCCCTGACCAATGACGGCAAGGTGAAATACCACGATTTCGGAAACGGCCGGATCAACTGGCGCTCCCGCCCGCCGAAGGTATCCATTCGCGGCGTCGAGGCCGCGATCGAGGCATTCAGGAAACTTGGCCTGAGTGCGTTCATCCGCACTCGCGAGGAACTGAACAAGGATGCCATGCTCGCCGATCCCGACAAGGCCCGCCTCGTCAACGGCGTGACGATCTCATCCGAGGGCGAGGATTTTGTAATCGAACCCGCCGAACTCGAAACCTCTGCGTTGAACTGAGGTAAATCGGCATGGCACAGCCTATCACAAGCCAAACAAGTTCGAGCACTCGTCCCCGTGATGCCGTTGGCTTCGACCTGCCTCGCAGCACGAACGGCTTAGTTGAAGTTGAACACACTCACTACTTTGTATTCGCGGGCGAGGCTCTCGAAGCCCGCGACGAACTCGTCCAAACAATGGAGGAGCGGCTGTTTGTAGTAGATGGCCGACATAAGAAACTGGTGTTTCTTGGAAACATTCATTGTTCCGATGTCTTTTCTGTTTTCGCCACTACCAACGTACATCACCGCGTTGTTGGGTACATCGAGATGTCGGAGGGCATTTTCCAATCTTTCGAGATTGAACATCAGAAGATTGTAAAGAGAGTGCAGCTTACCGTCGAACAAATCACGGCTTTGCTCCAGCTGAGGTTGGAGCAACTCAACTTTGATTATTTCGCAGAACGTCCGAAATGCTGCGACCTCTCCCCGATGACGATTGGTGAATTCGCCGTCCTTCTCGAAATTTTGCATCCATGCCACTTCGTCCCATGCCGGGAAGTTGCGACGTTGCATCCGAATGACGTCGACGTGCGCATAAGCGCGCGACAAACGAAGCTTGTCGGGCCTGACTTGCAGGTCAAAGAGTTGTTCGTGCCGGGTTTGCTGTCGCTCATCGATAAGTCGAGACTGGATAATTGTGAACGCCGCAGCGCCGATAGCAAGGATGCCAGTAAAAAGCGTCTGGAAATCGTAAATAATGTCGCGCCAACCGCCGCCCACCGCCAGATCAAAGATCGAACCGGGTTCGGAAAGAAAAATGGGCCCAAGCAACGCCGTAATCACCACAAGAACAGCCAAAACCCACAATCTGGCCTTTTGATCTTTCGACATTTCGTGCCCCCGCACAGCTCTGCTCATAGGTGCAGTTTGCATTTTTCCGTGCGCTCTAAAAGCGGGCGCGGCGAGGTGGCGGCATGAGCTACGACTATATCCGCAACTATTACGGTATCGAAATCGCAGTGAACCGTATCATGCGGCACACGGTTACCGCCCGCTACGGCAAGATCAAGCCTCAAGGCCGTTCGCATCAGCACTACGTCAAAGTGCATTTCCACGGCGACAAGCACTACAGTAATTGCCATCCGGCCGAGTTGGAGTTTGTCGCCCATGACGAGTAAGCGCCAAATTCCGGCAGCCTTTACCAAGGGCTACGTCCTCTGCTCCCCTTCCGGAAAACTCCAGCCGAGCACATGGGGCGCGACCGCAAAAAGGGCGATCGCAACCAAGTTCCGCAAACCGGATACGTGGGAAAAAGCACAAGGCAGAGGCTGGACCGTCCAGCTCGTCTATGTGCGGTTTTTCGTCCCGGTTTTCAAAGCCACCTTTACCACCACCGAAATGAGCGAGGCCTGCCATGCCGAGGAGATTTGAAGCCAACCAGCTTCTGACGGCGCTTGTTGATGCGTTCCAGAAAGACGGACACGAAACCGTCTTCCACGGAAACCGCGCCTTTGCCAGAATTGAGACTACCGATCAGGACGGCGTCGTTATCATGTCGGAGGTCAATCTTTCGGACATCGCCGAGCGTGCTGCCGGGAGGCTCTCTCAATGAGATTGTTCCCTGACGTCTGGTGTTTTGGTGACCTGCAGCCTTTCTCCTTCGACTTCATCATGGCCGACCCACCGTGGCTTTACAAAGTGCGATCTGAGAAAGGCGAAGGTAAATCCGCGCAAGCTCATTACAAGTGCATGCCGCTGGATAAGATCAAGGCCATGCCAGTTCTCGATCTCGCATCCGAAAACTGCCTGCTCTGGCTCTATGCCACCAACCCGATGCTGTTTCAGGCCTACGAGGTTTTGACCGATTGGGGCTTCGATTTCGTCACGGCAGGTTCTTGGGAAAAGATCACCAAGAACGGGAAGCAGGCGTTTGGGCCGGGCTACGTACTACGCACATCTAACGAACCATACCTCATCGGAAAACGCGGCGAGCCGAAGACCACGAAATCTGTCCGCTCCTCTTTTGCAGGTGTGGTCCGTGGCCACTCCCGCAAACCCGAAGAAGGCTACCGGCATGCCGAAAGGCTGATGCCGAACGCCCGGCGGCTTGAGCTTTTCAGCCGGACCAACCGCAAGGGCTGGACGGTGTGGGGTGATGAAGCCGGAAAATTTGGAGAAGCAGCATGAGCATTCAACGTGCAATTTTCGGCGGTTTCCGCCAGCTCGGTATCACTGAGGAAGAAGCGCAGCGCGCCATCTACTCTCGCGTAACAGGACAACCTCGCCTGTCCCTGATGAACGCGCAGCAACAGGACGCTGTCGTGAAGGAACTGCGCCGCCTCGGTTACAAGCCGAAGGCAGTGCGCCGCAATGGCCGCCGGCGCCTCGACGGCCGCTATGCGCCGAAGATGCAGTCGCTGTGGATCGCGGCCTACAATCTCGGCATTGTCGAGGACCGCGAGGACCGGGCGCTGGAGGCGTTCGTCAAACGCCAGACCGGTCTCGACAGCGGCCGGTGGGTCAACAACGCCGACGATGCTAGGGCGGTTGTCGAGGCCCTGAAAGGCTGGATCGCCCGCGAGGCCGGTGTGGTGTGGACTGATCGCAAGCCCTGCGAGTCGTACACGATGCGCTACGGCTACAAGATCGCGATCGCGCAACACGCCATGCTGAAATCCATGCTCTGCGACGGCTTCTGGCCTTCGGTGACCGGCATTCTCGATCAGGAAATCACCTATCGCGCTGTGACCGACAAAGAGTGGATCACGGTCATGGATTATTACGGCAAGCTTATTCGTGGCCGCCGCGCACCGAAGACGAAGGCGAGCTCCTGATGGTCGCCTACGGTTTCAAATCCTTCTTCAGCGGCCAGATCGAGAGCGGCAACAAACGGCAGACGGTGCGCGGTGACCGCGCTCGCCATGCCCGGCCGGGTGAGCGCGTCCAGCTCTACGAGGCCATGCGCACCAAGTATTGCCGCAAGATCATCGCTGATCCGGTCTGCACGCATGTCGTTCCGATCGAGATTGTGGTGAGCGACCTCATTAACGAGCTGGTCGCCAGCATCGTCATTGGCGGCGTGCACCTGCACAGGACCGAGGTCGAGGCATTCGCCCGCCGCGACGGCTTCGCACCCGAACTGCTCGGCAACAGCTATCCGGCCAAGCTCTACGGCCGGACAGCGCGGGAGACGATGGGCCGGTTCTGGATGGAAAATCATCCGGGTGTTTCGAAGTTCACCGGCGTTTTGATCCGCTGGCAACCGGAGGCACAGACGCCATGAACCGGGACGTCTCTCCCATGACCGTCATGCCGCTCTTCGGCTGGCCGGAGCAGCGGGAGATAGACGTTCTGCAGGCGAAGCGGGACGAGCTGGCGGCACGCGCTGCCAAGCTCCCGCGATTTTCACACAAACGTATCGAGCTGGAAGTGCGGCTCAAGGCGCTGACCGAAGAACAACTCAGAATTTCGAACAGGATCAATCATGGCCGATGACATCGCAGCAACATCCTCGGAAATCATCGTCACCGACCGTGCGATCATCCGTTATCTTGAGCGGGCACACGGTCTGGACGTTCTTCATTTCCGCAACCACATTGCCGCGCTTGCTGCTAACGGCGTCAAGGCTGGCGCGAGCGGCGTGACGGTGGAAGGCGTCAAATTGGTGCTTCAGGGCAATACGGTCACGACTGTCCTTCGTCGCGAATGGCATTCCCGCGACCTGAGGACCAAGGACGGTGACTCGACATGAGCACGCTTCCGGGCATCCTCGGTGACATCGCCGATATCGCCGGCGCATCCGTCGCCCTTGAAATCGCACAGAGCCATGGCGGCACTCGCGTTTCCATTCCGCCCCGCGCCGAGCCGGATCACTGGCTGACTGCGTTGGTCGGTCTTGAGACGGCCGACCGGATTTGCCGTGGTCTTGCAACCCTTGACGCTGAAGGCCGTTTAAAGGGCATCAGCAAGGAGGTCATTCCTCTCGGACCCGTTTCTGTGTTGAGAAATGCCCGCCGAAAAGCGCGTCAGGCGCTGGCTGAAGGCAAGAGCGCCAGAGAGGCCGCACGCCTTGCGGGCTTGCATGAACGGACGATTTGGCGCATGAAAGCAGAGGAAGATGACGGCCAAGGTAGTCTCTTCTAGGTTCGGCTGACACCTGTCAGCCCCGGCGCTCATTCTGAAAAACGCATAGTCGCTCCAGTTCGCAATCCGCGTCTGGAGCTTTTTTCATGCCTCGAAACGTCAGCCCGAGAGGGCGGAGATTTATCTACACCCGCGAAGGTGTTGTCAGAAAAGCCTATCGTGATGCTGTCGGCAAATGGACGATCGGTGCCGGCCTGACCGCCGATTCCGGTGTTATCGTGCCGAAAGCCGGCATGGTCATTTCCGAGGCGGAGAACGATCGGCTTTTCGATCTTGCCGTCGATCGAAACTACATGCCGCGTGTCGTCAAGGCGCTCGGCGCGAGCGCCAGTGAACAGGCGATCGACGCCGGCGTGTCGTTCGACTGGAATACCGGCGCGATCCTCAAGGCATCTTGGGTGAAATCTTACCTCGCCGGAAAAGCTGCCGAGACCCGCCAGAGACTTGGCCTCTGGAAGAAGGCCGGCGGCAAAGTGTTGCGCGGTCTTGAGCGCCGCCGTGCCGAAGAGGCGGATATCTTGCTGCTCGGCAAGTATCCGGCCGACATCAAAGTCGTCGGCCTGACGCCCACTTCCGAGACCACTCGATTTGCGGTCTTTGTTGTTTCGGTGACGCCCTCGGAAATCGAGGACATCAGGAAAGGCTTCACCAGCATCGGTTTTGATGCCGGCCTTGCTACGGGCAAAATCCTGCGATCGGCAGTCGAGACTTTCCAGAAGGCCTATGACCTCACCGTTGATGGCAGGATCGGCAGGGCTACCTTGTCGACTCTGCAGCGCGAACTGGACGCACGCCGCAAGGCTAAAAATGGCTCGGTAACGACCGCTGCCAGCACCACCGTCGCGGCCGGCGATCAGGTCGTCAGCACGGTGACCACGCCTGCGCCAGTCGATCCGACCTCAGTTGTGCCGGATCATCTCGCCTCGTGGGTGGGCGGCGGTATTGCCGTTGTCGCGGTCGCCTATCTCGCATGGCAGGCGTACCAGTACCGTGACATCATCGCCGTTCGCGTTGCCGACAAGGCCCCGCGTCTTGCGAACTGGCTGCGGAGCTTCTGACATGAGCGCAGCCATCACCTCCATCCTCATTGCGGCCGCCACCAAAGTCGGCGCTCCCATCATCAAAGGCGTGCTGGAGAAGCATGTCGGCGGGCTTGCCGGAACGCTGGCCGGCACCGTGGTCGATCAGGTTGCCGAGCGCCTCGGCGTCGAGCCAGAAGCGTTGCCGACCGTTGATCCGGCCGAACTTGGCGATGCCGTCAGCGACGTCAATGCCAATATGCCGGAACTGATCGCCCTCTATGAAAAGGGCCTTCAGGGGCAGTTCGCGCTCCTCCAGGCCGAGCAGGCCGAGGGCTTCTGGCAGAGCGCTTGGCGCTGGGGCTGGATGTACCTGCTCGCGTTTCTGTGGATTTGCGCTTTCCTGCTTTTCCCGGTTCTGCGCGTCTTCGGCATCCACATCGATCCGATCGACAGCGCCACGCTGATGACGCTGACGGGCTGGTTCATCTCCCTCTACATGGGCGGTCATACGCTGAAGGAATTCGGCAAGCAGGCCGTCGAAGCTGTCAAGACGTGGAAGCGCACTCCATGAACTTCGGTGGAAATGCTGCTTTCGAACAGGCCGACATGCGGGCCGAGCAGGAACGGGAGGCAGGCATCGCCGCTGCCTCCCTGTCATTGCGCAGCGTCGGCACCATCCAGTGCGAAGACTGCCCGAACGACATTCCCCGCGAGCGCCGTCTCGCCCTTCCGTCCGCCACCCGGTGCATCCGGTGCCAGACCAAACACGAACAGAAACAAAGGTACCGGTGATGGACATGGAAAACATTCGATCTTGGCTCGGATTGGTGTCGCTCGTGATTTCGGTCGGAGCGACGATCTGGCTCTGGCTCACATCCGGCGCGAAGAAGACCGCCAGCGATCTGGCCGAGTTTCGCCGGCAGGACGCTGAAGAAAAGAAGACGATGATGGCGGCAATCACCGCTCTCGGCCAGCGGACCCAAACTCTTGAAAGCGAGCTGAAGCACCTCCCGAACGCAAAAGACGTCATGGAGATGCGCCTGCAGATATCCGACATGGCCGGCAACATCGGCCGCATGGAGGAAAGCCAGAAGGGCGTGGCGCGCACCATCAACCGCGTCGAGGACTTCTTAATCGGGAAAGGCAGTGCGGCAGCATGAACGACTATAATCAGCATCTGACAGTGGATGCTCGCCTCGTCATTTTGCGGGCGTTGAACGATCAGCCCGATGGCCGCCTGAACGAGAGCATCCTTTCAACGGTGCTCGAAACCTTTGCCCATCGCCGATCGCGGGAATGGATTCGCCAGCAGCTCCGCTTTCTGGCGGACATTGGTGCTGTCCGCAACACCGAAGCCGGAACCGTCCTCATCACTGAAATCACCCGCCTCGGTATCGACCACGTCGAGCGCCGGGCCATCCTCGAAGGCGTGAAGCGTCCTTCGCCGGCGGTGTGATGATGGGACGCGGTCGCCTGTCCGGAATCGAGTTGCTGCCAGACGCCTGCGCCGACGCCGTCGCGTGGGCGGCCGAGGAGCTGCAGAAGCGTGAGAGAACGCAGACGGAAATCTATAAGGATTTCGTCAGCATGCTTGAGGGCGTGCATCGCGAGTATCGCGGCGAGCTGGAATTCACCATTCCCTCCTTCACGGCGTTCAACCGCTATTCGATCCGTCTTGCAACGCTGACACAGCGCCTCAACCAGACGCGGGAAATTGCCACGACGCTGGCCAGCAAGTTCGACGCCTCCGCCTCTGACGATCTCACCCTGATCGCGTCCGAGGCAATCAAGACGCTGGTATTCGAGCTGGTGACGTCCGGTGGCGAAGCCGGGTTTGATCCGAAGGGCGCGAAAGCTCTGGCCGACGCTCTGTTTTCCGCATCGAGAGCGCAGGGCGTTTCGACCGCTCGCCGCCAGAAGGTCGAGGCCGATCTCGCCGAGAGGGCAAAACAGGCAATTTCAGCTGTCGTGAAGAGTAAGGGCATCACCGAAGATGGCGCGCGCGAAATTCTCGATGAATTCCTTGGAGTGTCGAAATGAGTGGGCCTATCTCGAAAGAGGAATGGATCAAGGCCCGCCGTCTTTCTACAGATGCCGTGCTGGATCGCATCGAGCGCCGCAAGGCGCTCTTGCCTTATCAGCAAAAGACCGTTGCTCTTCTTGAGAGTGCCGGCTGCGAAGTCCTGTTTGTCGAGAAAAGCCGCCGTATCGGTCTGACGTGGGGCTTTGCCTCCTATGCGGTCCTGAAGGCCGCCCGCACCAAAGCCGCCGGCGGCATGGACGTAATGTATATCTCCTATTCGCAGGAGATGACCCGCGAATTCATCGACGCCTGCGCCATGTGGGCGCGTGCCTTCAGCAAATTAGCGGTCGAGATCGAAGAAACTGTCTTTGACGACAGCGACGACGAAGGCCAGCGTTCGATACAGGCGTTCCGGATCAAGTTCGCCTCCGGATTTGAAATCATCGGCCTGTCGTCAGCTCCGCGCTCCCTGCGTGGCAAACAGGGCGTGGTCATGATTGATGAGGCCGCGTTCGTTGATAACCTTAAAGAGCTGCTCAAGGCAGCACTCGCCTTCCTTATGTGGGGCGGACAGGTGGTGGTCTGCTCGACGCATAACGGCGTCGATAACCATTTCAATGAGCAGATTCAGGACATCCTCGCAGAGCGGAAACCCTACAAACACATCCGCATCGATTTTGACGATGCCCTGCGCGAAGGCCTGTTTGAGCGTATTTGTCTGGTCACCGGCAAGGAGTGGTCTGCCGAGGCGGAAGCCGAGTGGCGCCAGAACATCATCAAGTTTTATGGCGACGGCGCGGATGAGGAGCTTTTCTGCATCCCGACACAGGGCAGCGGTACATGGTTGCCCGCGCCGCTGATCGAAGCGCGCATGACGCTGAAGCCGGAAGATGCTCCCATCATTCGGCTGGAGCTGCCCGCAAACTATCTGCAATTGCCCCGCCTGCAGCGCGCCAGTCTTATGGCACCTTGCCTGCTTCAGCTCACAGCAGCGCTGCAAAATCTGCGGCGGGATCGGCAGCACGCCTTCGGTTTCGACTTCGGCCGTGTGGCCGACTTGTCAGTAGCCAAGCTGCTCTCGATCGACAAGCTATTGTGCCGGCGCAGTGCCCTTACGGTTGAGATGCGCAATGTGCCAGGTGATGAGCAGAAGCTGATCACCGGTATGATCTTGAAGTCAGCGCCAAGGCTTGTGGGCGCTGCCTTCGACGCCACCGGCATGGGCTGGACGGTCGCCGAGGACATGGGCCGCATATTCGGCTTTAGGGACCCGGAGGGCGGTGGCGGGCTGATCGATCCGATCAAGTTCACCAGTAACTCGGACTGGTACCGGCTTCACATGCCGCCGCTCAAAGCGGCCTTCGAAGACGAAGGCATGCTGGAACTGGTCAAGGATGATGAGCACCTCGGTGACATCCGGCTGGTCAAGGTCATCAGGGGCATTCCCAAAATTCCCGACGCCCGCACGGGTGAGACTAACAAGAAGCGCCACGGTGACTTTGCCGTGGCACTCGCTCTCGCCCACTACGCCAGCCGCCAGCAGTGGTTCGAATACGCCTACACGGCGGCGAGCGCACTGAACGAAGACAGCGTCGATGACGACGAAGAAGACGGCCATTACGGAAGGCAGCACTGGTGACCACCCGCACATCATCCATACTCGGCCCTGACGGCCGCCCGATCGTTCTGAAGACTCTGTCGGAAGAGATCGCAACGCCCACAGTCGCCGGTGTCCGCAGGACGCATGAAGAACGCGTTGCCACCGGTCTGACGCCTGAGCGCCTCGGCACCATTCTTCGGGATGCGGCCGAGGGCAATGCGCGCTCCTATCTGACACTCGCCGAAGAGATGGAGGAGCGCTACCTGCACTATGCGTCTCAGCTCCAGACCCGCCGGCTGGCGATCGAGAGCGTTGATCCGACGATTGAGGCCAACGGCGCAGCAACGAAGATCGTTGATGCGATCGAAGACCTGATCAATGATGACGGCTTCCTTGAAGCGCGAGGCCATCTTCCGGACGCTATCAACAAATCCTATGCGGTCTGCGAGATGATGTGGGAATACGAGCGCAAGGCCCTGCGCCCCGTTGCCTATCTCGATCGTGACGCCCGCTTCTTCCAGATGGACCGGCTGTCGCTCCGAAACCTTCGGCTTGCGGTTGACGGTTCGATTGAGGGCGAGGAGCTGCCGCAGGCAAAGTTCATCCGCCACATTCCTCGCACGCGTCTTGGCCTTCCGCTTCGCCGAGGCATGGCGCGGCCGGCGGCGTGGGCTTATCTCATCCAGCAGTTTGGCCTGCAGGACTGGGCGGCCTTCTCCGAAGTCTACGGCATGCCTCTGCGCGTCGGTAAATACAACGCCGGTGCCAGCGGCGCGGACAAGCGCACGCTCCTGAAGGCGGTCGCCTCAATCGCGAACGATGCCGCCGCCATTATCCCGGCCGGCATGGATATCGAGTTTCACGAGGTGAACGGCAGCAACGGCGCTGCAGTCTTCGGCGGTCTGCTCGAATACGTCGACAAGCAGATTTCCAAGCTTGTCGTCGGCCAGACCATGACCTCCGATGACGGCTCCTCGCTCGGGCAAGCGAAAATCCACAACGAGGTGCGTCTTGAACTGTTGCGCGCCGACTGCCGGCAGCTCGCGATCACGGTCAACCGCGATCTGATCAAGCCGTTCGTAGACCTGAATTATGGGCCGCAGGAAAGATATCCCTTCCTGCAGTTGCCGGTTCCCGATCCCGAGGACGTTGAGGCCCTGTCGAACGCGCTCGGAACTCTGGTGCCACTCGGCCTGAAGGTAAAGCAGTCCGAGATCCGCGAAAAGGTCGGCCTCTCCGATCCGCAGGACGGTGACGAACTTCTGACGCCGCCGGCGGCGTCGGCCACGCCTCCTGTCGAGGGGAAGCCGGAACCAAAGACCGCCCCGAAAACAGATGCGGTCAAGGACGCGAAAAAGACGGCCGAGGAAGAAGACGTCAAATCCAAGGTGGCGGCTCTCTCGGCTATCGTCTCCGATCACCGCCGTGCCTGCCATTGCGGAGCATGTGAGGCGTTGGCGGCGGCCGAGGCCGGAGAGCCGGATGCGCTTGAGCAACTCGACAAGCTTTTCATCGACGCCATGGACGATTGGCAGCAGATGGTTGACCCGATCGTGCAGCCGATCGCCGCGATCGTTGAGACGGCCGGCAGCTTTGAAGAGGCTTTAAAGCTGCTTCAAACCCAGCGCCCTGATGCCACCAAATTGGCCGAACGCCTCGGCCGGCTGACCGCGATCGCTCGCGGTATCGGCGATATTGCGGACTGAGCGGCATGGCCGAGATCAGGAAGGCTCTCGCACCGCCGGCCGGCGTCGTCAGGTACTTTGACGGAAAGACAAATGTGCCGGCGTTTTCGTGGCTGGATGTGTGGGCGGAGGAGCACGCCTACAAGTTCACTGTCGCCAAGGCCGTCGAGCTGGACGTGCTCAACGCGTTCCGCTCGACCGTATCGACCGCCCTCACAACCGGGCGCGGTTATGAAAACTGGAAGCTTGATATCCAGAAGGAGCTGGTGAAGCTCGGATGGTGGGGACCGCGCATGGTTTCCGATCCCGAGGGGTTCGACCCGGACCGTATGGTGAATTTCGCCAGCGACCGCCGGCTGAAGACGATCTTTTGGTCGAACATGAACTCCGCCAGAGCCGCCGGCCAGTGGGAACGGGCGCAACGTTCGAAACGGGTGCTGCCCTATGTTCTCTATGTCCGCACCACCTCGGCCGATCCCCGCCCGGAGCATCTTGCGTGGGTGGGCCTGATCCTGCCGATCGACCATCCATTCTGGCGCACACACTGGCCGCCGAACGGCTGGATGTGCAAGTGCCAGGTGCGCATGATTTCCGAGCGTGAGGCGAAATCGCTCATTGGTACCAAGCGCGTCGTTGGCAAGGACGAGGAAGGCAACGACATTTCCATCTGGTACACGGACGAGCTGCCGGAACTCGGCACTGATGTCGCCTATCGTAACCGCCGAACTGGCGAGATCTCGATGGTGCCGGCGGGCATCGACGCGGGATGGGCGACCAATCCCGGTCTTGCCCGCACCGAAACCCTGATCCAGAATTTCGAGGCGAAGCTTGCCGAGGCCGATCATAGTGATGCCACTCGCGTCCTGAAGGAGCTTTGGAGCGATCCATATCTGCAGATCGCACCCCGGTTGCCGCAAAAGGTCTGGTTGCCGGCCGGACATAATCCCGCGCTGGCGGCGCAGCTCGGCGCGAAATCGCCGGTCATATCCATCACCAGTGAGGCGATCGCGGAGCGCATCGAGCGCCACAAGATGCCGGTGGAGGATTTCGCGACACTGCCGGATTTGTTGTCTTCGGGGGAAATCCTGCCCGACCTGCGCGGCAAGAAAAACACACGCTCAGTCTTCTGGCGCACGGGAAAGTCGGTCTGGCGCGCTTTCGTTTCAGTCAGCCAGAATGGCTACATGCGAGCGAACTCGCTGCATCAGAAGGACGAAAGGGAGGCGAGAAGGCAGGTCGAACGGGCGGGGTTGAAATGGCCGTGGGAATGAAGCGCGGCAGGGAGGGACCGATTCCGGGGCTTTACCCGGCACCCTCCAAGGGCCATCTAGGGCTACGGACTTCTCTGCCGCGCTTTTATGAATATAAGCTTATGGGGTTGCCTGCGCAATCATATACCGAGCATTTTCAGCATTCTGCGGGATTGCGCTTCAGCAGCACGCCGCTCGGCCTTGTCAACGTTTTCCGGGCCGCAATAATATTCCAGATTGCTGGCATCGCTGCTGTCAGCCGAGAGATGCCCGCTCTCAAGGATCACGAACCTCCATGCGCATCCGAGCATCTTGTTGATCTGAATTGCGCCATGACATCCCGTGGAGAGGCAGTAGGCTACGTTGCGCTGCCCTTGGTATTGGCCGTTGACGGCTTCGCCGTATTCCTTCACCCAAACATCGCGAGAATACTGGCAGCTTCCGGGCTGCTTGCTGGCAGTGCAATCTTGAAGGCCATTCAGATAATCCGTCGCAGGAGGCCAGTCGGCTGCATTTGCGAAACTGCTCATTGCGGCCACGATTGCCAACGCCAGAACCTGCCTCATTACCCATTTCCTCATGTTGCGATGACCAATACGATAAAACGGCCACAGACGCGCGTGAAGGGGTTTCACGCCCCTTCTTTCATCCACGGTTAAAATTCGCGCCCACGGCCTTTAATCGTGCTTCAATTTTGACGTTGCTCTTGATCCTCGCCCCCCAAGAGGATTAGATGCGGACATTCCCCCAAACGAACTGATTTTGCCGTGCTGACAGGTGTCAGCCCGAGGGCTTGGAATTGATGGCTAGATTGGCCGTCATGATGACACAACGCCCCGACCTCTTCCTTTCCTGCCTTGCTCCTGAAGCGACCCCGAATGCCGCCGATGCGATGACGGGTATCGCCGTGCTCGATGCCTATGCCGCTGATCCGTCCGCCGCCTCTTCCGAGACCAAGCGGGGTCCGGAGTGGATTAAGCTCGCGCCGCGAGGAAGGCTCAACGCCCGCGACGGTCGCGTTTTCACAATCGATCCGGAATTGCTGGTATCGCGCTTCGAGGCGGATGCCGTCGATCTCCCGGTCGATATCGATCACGCTACCGTCAAGAAGGCGATGTTCGGTGACGCCGCACCCGCTATCGGCTGGATAAACAAGCTTGAGGCGCGTCCGGACGGTCTGTTCGGCAAGGTCGAGTGGCTGGAGGAAGGCATCCGTGTTCTCGGTGCGCGCACCCACCGGTATGTCTCTCCCACATTCAAGGCCGACGATAACGGCAAGGCCACATGGCTTCACTCGGCCGCGCTTGTCGCTGCCCCCGCCGCATCCATGCCGGCCGTCGCGTCGGCAACCCTCACCACAACAACTCACACGGAAACGAACATGCTCAAAGCACTCGCCGCCGCCCTTGGCCTCAATGAAGACGCTTCCGAGGCTTCCTGCCTCTCGGCCATCACGTCCCTGAAAAACCGCATCGACCCTGCCGTGCATCAGAAGGCGCTCGATGACGTCGCAACCCTGACGACGCAGATCGAGGACGGCAGGAAGGTCGCCCACAAGGAAAAGGTCGACACACTGCTCGAAGGCGCGCTGAAGGCAAAGAAGATCACGCCGGCACAGCGTGAAAGCTATGAGGCGCTCGCCACGTCTCCGGAAGGTTTCGAGCAGGTGAAGAAGCTGATCGAAACCCTCGGCGTCGGCCTTGCCGCCTCCAACCTCGACCAGCGCCGCCCCGATGATGCCACCGCCACCCTGACTGCCGAGGACCGCGAGGTCATGAAGCAGCTCGGGCAGACGGAAGAAGAATTTCGCAAGGCGAACGGCCTGACCGCCGCCTGATCAAGATTTCCCCTGAAGGAGAAACGAAATGACCGCAATGTCGCAGGCCCGCCAGCCGGTGGAGGTCGAAGGCCTCCGTTCTACCGCACCCGTGAAGGGCGCAACGACCATTCTGCAGGGCGCGCTTGTCGTGGCCGAGAACAGCCTCGCCGTTCCGGGCAAGGTTGCGGTCGGCCTCACGGTTCTCGGCGTTTCCGAGGAGACGGTGAAGAACACCGGAGCCGATGGCGCGAAGAAAGTGCCGTTTCGGCGCGGCACCTTCGGTTTCGCCAACCATGCAGCCGACGCCATTTCCGCCGGCGACATCGGCAAGACCGCCTATGTCGTCGATGACCAGACGGTTGCCAAGACCGATGGCACCGGCACTCGCTCGGCCGCCGGCAAGATCATGCATATCGAAAGCGGGCAGATTTTCGTCCGCGTCGGCTACTGACAACACCCCTCACAGGAGCATCATCCATGGCGCGCGTCATAACGCCCGAACTTCTTGCCGCAGCACAGCGCGGCTTCAAAACTTTGTTTCAGAAGGGCTTCGCGGGTTACACCGCGATGTACACCTCACTTGCTACAGTCGTGAATTCGACCGCCAGCGAGGAAACCTACGGCTGGCTCGGCGATATCCCCAAGCTGCGCGAATGGATCGGCGATCGCCACATCAAGTCGCTCTCTTCGAAGGGCTACACGATCAAGAACCGCAAATTCGAAGGCACGATCGGCGTTGCCCGCGACGATATCGAGGATGATAAGCTCGGCCTCTATGCACCGCGCTTTGAGATGCTTGGCCAGTCTGCGTCGACGCATCCGGACGAAGTCCTGTTCGAGCTGATCAACGCCGCCTTCAGCACCGAATGCTATGACGGTCAGAACTTCTTCGACGTTGATCACCCTGTTGGGCAAAAGGGCGCTGAGGTCAGCGTCTCCAACATGCAGACCGGAACGGGCGAGACGTGGATTCTCGCGGATATGAGCCGACCGCTGAAGCCGTTCATTTTCCAGAAGCGCCGCGACTATTCGTTCGTTGCCAAGGAAGACGGCAAGACGTCCGATCACGTCTTCATGCGTGACGAGTACCTCTACGGCACCGATGCCCGCGTTTCCGCCGGTTTCGGTTTCTGGCAGATGGCCTACGGCTCCAAGGCCGAACTGAATGCCGCGAACCTCCGCGCCGCCTTCACCGCCATGAAGGAATTCACGGATGATGAAGGGCGCAAGCTCAACATCCGCCCGACCCATCTGATCACGGGCAACGGCAATTTCTTCAAAGCCCGTGACATTCTCCTGTCGGAAAAGATCGACGGCTCCACCAACACCGACCGCAACCTCGTCCAGATCATGGAAGCGCCGCTGCTGGATTAGTCCTGGCATAGACGCGACCCCGGCGGCCATCGTCCCGGCCGCCGGGTTTTCCGGCAAGCGGCCGCGTGCCGTTTTCCCGAAAACCCAAAGGAGAAGCTTATGTCCAAGCGGACCACAGCAAGATCGGCCGCAAAGCCTGCGCCCCCCGAAATCCTCAACGGCTCGAACACCTTGCCGGCGCTGATCGAAGTTGCCGAGGGCAAGTCCCTCCAGCTCGGCGCTGTGGTGGTGGTCGCCCATCAGGCATCCGGTCTGACGGCGGAGGCTTGGAACGCTCTGCCCGAGGCGGAACGTGATGAGCACCTCAACAAGACGATCGAGAACATCAAGGCTGCTGTCGCCGCCGGCGCTGAGCCTGATCAGGTCATCCAGAAAATCACTGAGGAGGCAGCTCCTGCGTTTGAAGGAGCCACCGTCGCCTCGGATGACAGCGATTTCGTCACGGTCGAACCGTTGCTGATCGTATCGGCTCCGGGCGGTCCCCGCCGCCGCGCTGGCTTTGCCTTCGGACCCGAACCGGTAGACCTCACCTACGACCAGCTCGGCGAAACCGATGAAGAGCGAAAAGCCGTTCTCGAAGCCTTGCGCGCTGATCCGAAGCTGAAGCTGGACAGCCGCATGATCGAGGTCAGCGACGACGACTGAGAATTCGGCGGAGTGGACCAACGGTAGGTCATCAGGCTCATAACCTGAAGGTTGGCGGTTCAAGTCCGCCCTCCGCAACCAGATACGGGGTGGGAGCGCCGCGAGGGGAAACCCGAAGCCCATCGGTGGTGAGAGTGCCACCGGAAAACAGCGGCAAATTCTTGAGGACCATTTCCATGATCGCCTATGCCACTCTCGCCGACCTTGAGGCACGTTTCCCGAACGAGCTGACGCTTGTCGCAGCGGATGAGCAGACCGGCATTCGCGATGATGACCGTATCGAGAAAGGCCTTGCCGACGCCTCGATCGAGGTTCGCGCCATTCTGGCTGCTCGCTACTCCCCGGCCGAACTTTCCGCCCTCGACCAGTGCTCACTTGATGCGCTTCGCCTCTACACGATGGACATCGCATTCTACCGCATCGCGCTCGCCTTTTCCCGTTTTTCAGAGAACATCAAGGAACGCTACAACGCGGCCATCAAACGCCTCGAAGCGATCGCGGCCGGCAAGGGCGCACTCACCACCACGATTTC